ACTTAATTTGCGTCCGTTCTTTTTTAGATTTTTTTTTCTTTGTTTAGATTAAAACGAGGCACGAAGTTATGTGGTATTATTTGAAGGCATATAGCGATTGGTGGGGAAAATGGCGAAATGGTGACGCGGAGCAAAAGGCAGATGCGACAATTAGCGAAATGATTAAGACAAGAGCGACGCAACAAAACGCCGTAATTGACCGTATTATCGGCGACGCAGAGAAAGCAATTGAAGAAGCAAAGAAAACAACCGAAAACGACGAAGAATAACTGAATTTATAATCTTTAGGTAATATATAAGATTATGAATATTGACGGTAGTGGAAGACCCTATACTGCTGAAGAGTGGGAAGCGAAACTTTGTAAAGGTGAGAACTCTTTACTCGCACAGAAGAAGCGGAAAATAAAAGAACGAGCAGAAAAAGGTGTCCCCGCATTAGAAGCACCTATGCGAACCTCACGGGTGATTAAAGCAACCCCACCGAAATATGTTGATAAAGGTCGTCAGGAACTTATAGACCAAATAGAACAAGCAAAATGGCAGGCAGAGGATTATAGAAGGCGACGAAAAGAAGGCGAGGAGGGAGAAGCACGATATTCGGGAGTTCAGTCATTCGCAGATAAAAGAGGATTATATAGAGAATTAGCAAGAGTTAAAAAATTAGAGAGAAAATTAGGCAATTACGGAAAGGAACTTACACCTGACGAGAAGCGACTAAATGAAGTTCTGGATGAACTTGATGATATAGATGTATTATTACAAGCACCCATACCGTCAGCATCATTCGCAGACCGCTCACAAATAACGAGAGAGAATAAACAGGTTAAGTCGCAAGGTGATTTAAGGACAGAAAAAACCCGTCTTCAACGGAAATTGAAAGGGTCGGGTGAATTATCTTCTAACAATACTATAAAAGGCGGAAGTATGGATAGATTACGAAAACTATTGGACGCACATCCCGTTAGTAGTCAAGACACGAAAAAGAACGAGCAGGGATATAGCAGAGAAGCAGAACGCTCGCTTTTGAATACGGCAGACGCACGCTATAATAAGCAGGTGTATCAAAATGAAGTCAGGGGTGCGAACCTTTACGAGCAGTCGCAGATGCCTCCGTCCCCTGCTGATGTAGGCGTTTCATTCAAGATAGGGTCTTTTGTCAATAAATTATCACAACTTTTAGGTTTTAAAACCGATTTGTCGCAACAATTACAAACTCTTTTATCACTATCAACCACTCCCAGTCCAGTAAGGTTAATTCAAGATGCTCGCCTGATTAGCGTGAGTGCGGACTTTTTCAAGATGACGGATATTATTGCGACCTATAATGAACTGGTGAATTATATTCAACTTTACGCTCCACAGATGACAATCAATAGCGATTTTGCGACGGGTGTGAATACGACATATCTCTTACCCCTAATCCAACTTTTGAAACAAACAGGACAAATCTATTTGAGTTCTTTTAATGCTGTGCCTGAAGGAGCAAGAGGTTCAGCACCAGCACGAAGGGCATTTGAGGCATTTAGAAATGGAGCATCAGCAGGTTATTCAACGGTGATGCTTATGGCGGACAACCTGAATAACGGTATTTACTCAAATGTAAGCAAGAAAGATGTAGAACGATATGAAGAAGGAAAGCAGATTAAAACACAAGTATTCGGCAGAAATCCTTTGCCTGTTGCTCCTGCTCCTCTCCCTCCTGCTCCTTTACAACCGATAGTACCGCCCGGACAACAGGGACAAGACCCTAACGCACCACCTCAACCAGCACCAGTTGGACCACCAGCACAACAAGGCGATTTTGCCGACGCACAAGAGTTAGTTCGTGCTTACGCACAAGACCGACAACAACAAGGTCTCGCATACGACCAAGTATTAAATACTCGTCGTTTAGGTAATGCGGGTAATTTAATTGCCGATATTCGCTCAATTGCGAACCAAGCAACAAATCAGCGTATTTCAGGCAACTCAATCAAGACCGCTTTGCCTATTATTCGTGCGGAACTTGTAGCACAGGCACAAGCACAGCAAGGACAAAGACCACCGTCTCCTGTTGGACCACAACAACCCGCACAGAGACAACCTTCAGTCCCTCGCCGACCACAGAGACAACTTGGGGCAGTAGAACAAGCATACGCTAATGACGGAGGCACAGACCGAAATCAAAATGCGAACTATGTCTTACGCCCTGTCCCTGAACTTGACGGTATAGAGAATACGGATGTATGGAACACATACACGAATTTAGAAGATACGGAAGGTAGAGCAATCGCACCAGCAGAACACAGATTACTATTTGATGCGTTGCCTCCTGCCCTCATATCCAAATTGCGTCGTCAGCAACCCGACGGTAGTTTTGATTTGGACGCAGATACAGCATCACAGGATAGTATAGAACCTTGGATTAGAAATGTCCAGCAGATTAGACAGGCGTGGGCGAATGCTTACGGACGACAAACAGGACAACAAATAGATAGTGCGACGCTTTATGGTCTTGGAAATGAAGAGTTTTTGCGTGGAAGTGGTATTTTTGATACACTTAAGGACTGGGCGAGCAAGACGGCGGATTCAGCGTCAGGATGGTTCAACACCGTCGCAAATAATATGCCGACGATGAGCGATGTTCGGCGTGGTGTTTCACGCATATTGCCTGATAGTGCCGAAAAATATCTGCCGTCAGGACTTCAACGCACTTTTACGGACAAAGCAAAGGACTTTTTCGGTTTTGGTCGTGGCGAATTAGAAGACAGGAAACGCCTTGCTGAACTGGCGTTAGGTGATAATCGCACCGTAGATATGTCACAGGGTCGCAAGTTGCGTGAAACGATGATGCCTTTTATTGCCGAGTTAGACCCCAAAGCAGAGTTTTTGAAGCGAAGAGGTGTTATATTATCAGGGGGCGTTGAGGACGGTATTCATACAAATATTAACGACCAATTGCCTTATGAAACATTCGGCGGTAATGTTGATTATGACGACTTTGAAGAAGCAACGCCATTCAAACGCAGAATTGGAATGCCTAACCCCTTTGCCAAGCAACCCAAAATGGATATATTACCTATGCGTCCTATTATGGAGACAAACGGCGAAGATTATGACGAGAAATTGGTACCCTTTCAACAAATATTCGGTTCAACGCGTGCCGGATTTGAGAAGGAGAAGGAGAAACCGAAGGACTTGGATGAGAACCCTGACCCTATTCGCATCACGAATGAGAACTGGAAGGTATTTACGGGCAAGTTAAAAGCACCTAAATACCGATTGACATAAAAAAAAATACTTACCTGTTCTTACCTGCTCGCCCGATTATGCCTTCGCCATCTCTGCCTGTGCGTCTATTGCTGTATTGAGGTCATCTTGCCTGTCGCACTCATCGCAAAGCATATTCTTTATTTCGCGAACGAACAAGTCCTCACCGCAATTTTGACAAACGAACTGATTTGGTTCTTCTTCTTCTCCATTCAACTTGTCAATCTCCTCCTGTTCTGCGATGTCTGCCTCAACTTTTTCAAGAATGAAGTGAGCGACATATTCAGCACATTTCTCAATCAAGAGTTCAACAGCAAACTCCTCGTGAGGTGTCAATCGCCCGCAGTCGTTCATATCGCAAATGCGATAGATTTGGTTGAAGAATGAAGGAATAATGTTGCCGTATCTGTGCGACATCGCAGTAACCTCTTGAAGATAAGCGTTGTTCTGTTTGTTGCCCGTCATCGTCTCGCACAGCGTTTCAAGAACAGTTTGATAAGTGCCTCCGCCACAAAGTTCATCGTATAAGTCAGCAAGTCCTTCTTTGCCCTCGTAGTAGGCACGCAACTCGCCGTAGAAGTGTATCAACTCTGCGTCAGTCGGGCGAAAATGACGCTCTTCGTCCTCGCTCAATATATTTCTCGTCGCGTTCTTGACTTGAGTTATAATCCTGTTCGTAAGCGACATTTCAACAGTAAGAACACGCATCGTGCGTTTAAAAGACATCGTAGCAATCGTAATAGTGCGACTATGATATATATATAATGTAAGATAATCTAAATCAATTTTTTTTGATATAGATTATTTAAATTGCTAAATTTTTATCATTAAAAAAATCTAAATTGAAAAAAAATTGATTTAGATTAATGATTAACATACTTAAAGAAGTAACGACTGTTATAAGTATATAACGATGCCTCCTTGTAATAATGCCTCCTGTAAATCCAAATTGACGAGTTTAGATACGCAACGCCGTTGTGCGTGGGCGAAGTATTACGCCGAACATTCTCGCCGTTGTGAATTATCAAATCGCGTGATGGAATTGATGAACCTTCGTCAGTACCGAAATATGAACGCTGGCGGTGCTTTGCCTGTTGAGCGTCCTGTTGAATTGCCTCAACATATCACGAACGAATTATGGGATATGGCGAATGAATTAAATCGTGAATTCACTTGTCCTGTGTGCTTTGAATTGCTTGAAAAGGAAACAATACATATTGCGTGGTGCGGGCATATTCTCTGTAAGGGGTGTTATGCGATGTTACTCCCGAAACCAGCAAACAACAAGAAAAGTTGCCCGACTTGTAGGCAGGATATATAAAGGACGATTTAAGTGAGGATAAGTGAGGTAAGTGAGGATAAAAACCTATTTTTTTGAAAAACACTATAGAAAACGCGAAAAGCAAGAAACTTTGACTTTTTGCCTCACTTAATCGTTCTATCCTCACTTTTTTATTTTCTTGTCATAATATAGAAAATGCCTCGTCCTCTCCCTCGTCCTCCTGTGATTAAATCCGTTGTAGATTTAGCAATTAAGGCGTTGTGTCCCAACCCTAATGTGTCTATTACTCTGCCCCCTAAAATTACCTTCAGTTGCCGATAAGGCGAAGCGGGATTTAGAAGGTTTTTTCTCCACTTTGTTTATAGAAGCAAAATGGAGAACATATTAAAATCCGTTGAAAAACTGGAGAAAGAACTCCAATCCCTTAAAGAAAAAGTGTTAGAACAAATGAACTCACAATCCGTACTTACCTTTGGTTCGCCGTTTATGTGCGACCCGTATGTCTTACCTGAACCTGAACCTGACTGCGTGATGCGTCGCGAGTATTGCGACTATTAGTCCTCACGCACGAGACGCCTGAAAATGTCCTTGAGTTGCTTCAATTCGTCCTTTGCCTTGTCGCCTTCTTGTATTTTCGCGAAGAACCTGTCATTTTGTTCGCGAATTTTCTCGTTCTCTGCCTTGAGTTTTTCAATCTCCTCCTGTGCCTTCTTGAGCGTATTCTCTGCTTCGGTGAGACGCTTCTCCTGCTCCTTCAACTCTTGCGTTGCGAGTGTCGTCACAGCAGGCAACAGTTCAGGATAGTTGTGAATGAGGTATTCAGCAACTTCGCCTTTTCTCTCGTCGCAAAACGCTTGAACGCTCACCCTCTCTATGTAATCACCTTCGTAATCTTCGTAGAGTGTGTCAAGCAACTCCTCGCTGTGATTGCTGGTGAAGTATTCAAGAGCGTCTGTCTCGTTCTCCCACCACGCGTATTCGGCGTAGTCGGCGAAGTTTTCAAAGATGCGACGATTGAATGACTCAAGGTCAAGGATTTCTGTGTCGCCATCAATTCGCAACGCCTCAAAGAGTTCGTCTTCAACATCGTCGTTATTGAGGTTGAAGACGAGGTAATTCGTGAATCCTTCATCACTTCGCTCCTTCACATAGTTCGCCATATATTCGCAGGTCTCGCTGACGATACTGCTCTCGTTCTTGTTCTGCTTGCTTGCCATTTCGTATATGATGTGTGCTTGATTGCTGATGTAGAAATAGATTGAAAAAACAAATCAATTTTTTTTCAATCTCACTATAAATCATAACATCTTGATATTTCTTGAAAATTAAGATTATTACAGAGGGTTAATAAATTATTTTAATTGTTAATTTCAGTATCAGGCAAATCACCACAAATCCGCCTATGTTTCTTGCTTGCGTAATGACCTCGTAAGGCGGTAAAGCGGACTTGCTCGCCACACTCACAAGTAAAATATGCTTTCAATAGGGATTGAAAACCTATTTTCTCTTTTATTTCATCCCTCTTTGCTTCAATCTGCGAATGATGCCTCTTAATGTAAGGGGCAAGATGCTTAAAGTAGTGTTCGTTGTTAATTGCGGACATTACTTTATATAATATAATATTTATTCGCTGGATTACATACCAAGATGCTTTGCCATACGACCGCCTGACTGACCGCCTCCTGACTGACCGCCTCCTGACTGACCTCCTCCTGAATATCCACCGCCAGACAGACCACCGCCCGACTGACCCATACCAACAGCATCCATCAAAGGACGAGCAAGCATCTTAACCTTGTCTTCAACAGCACCTCCAACAATACGAGCAAGACCCGATTTAGCATATTGAGGACGAGAAGAGACGGCAAGAACATCGGCACGAGACAGGATTGCCGTGTAGGTCTGTGAAGTTCCGCGTTCAATCGCGAAGACACCCGAGTTCATAGTAATAAGGACAATCTCGTATTGGTTGGCGTTAATTGCGAGACCAGTATTGTTCTCAACCTCCAATTTAAACAACAACTGGAATGCCCCGATGGACCCGGGAGCATAGACATCGTCCAGTTCAATATGACGACCGAACTCAAGAGCAAGAACCGAACCGCAAGTTGCGACCACCTCTGGCAAGGCAGTAGCACCAGCAGGTGCGGTCTGCTGTCCTTTATACGCACGACCGCTAAACTCGCTCCAAGTTTGGTTTGAACCGCTTTCAACGGACATCCGCCACAAGTCCCACTGGGTCGCTCCTGACAACAGACCCGCTTTGTTATTGAATGAAATGTTAATCTTACGAATAGGCAAGAAAGCATCAGCATCCGCTCCAGTTTGATTACCCATAATTTTACGGCAAGCAATAATCAACTTATCAGGGACGGAGTTCAACTGAATACTTTGAAATGTCTGCTCCGTTGTAGCACCATCAGCGAGAGGGTTGCTGACATTCGTCAAGTAGCGTGGATATTCCGCAAAGGGCAGGACATTTCTGGCACTAACCAAGTTAGACGGTTGGCGGGTCAAGAAGAGCATAAGCAAGCGAGCAGAGGCAACATTCGTAATCGTAGCATCACTAACGCTAAACCAAGTATTAGCATCACCAGTAGCAAAATTGCCAGCAGTACCATAAGCACCACGAGCAAGACGAAATGCCTTATTTGCGTTGCCGAGGTTAAATGTGAAATTCAAAGTTTGGACGCCATACATCCCAGCGTTGTTGCTTTCGGGGTCCATCCACAGAAAAGGAGACATCATCAACGGTTCTCGGGTTGTGAAAGTGACGGTAATGGTTTTAGGGTTGCCGTCATTAACATCGTTGCCCGTAATACTGTCAATAATAAACTGACCTCGGGGTTGAAAATCTTGGTCTAAAGAGTTGTCATTCCAAGCACCAAGAGGGTTGTTATTCGCCCCGAGTGCCTGATAATACTTCATATAACTATCATACTGCGTAGGAGTAGCGTTATTGTAGCGAGCAACATCGCGACGGTCACCGAAACGAAGTAATTGAAACATAATGTCCTTTTGGTTCTGTGATACGGTGTTGTTGTTGATAGTTGCCTGAATAGTATTACAGCAAGAATGAAAGGGGAATGGACCTAAAGCGGACGAGTACCCCGGATTGACATTTCTTGCTCCTGCTCCACCATATCCAGCAAGTGTAGTAAGAGTGAATTGGACGGTCATAGTGGTCTCCACCATAATACGCCTGCTAAAAACCGTGGATTCACTCGGCAATTGGACGTTGAAGGTAATTGAAGAGGGCGACTTTGAAATCGCCTCATACTGCGAAGGAGTGATATTCTGGGCTCCCTTGAAGACCGCATAACGAACCTTGTCGGTCGTCAATAGTAGGTCGTCTTGGACACAAATTTTCTCAAAATCCGCTGATGCCATAATTAGAAGTCGTTTATAATTATAGCAAAGATAAAAAAATGTGTAGAATTCCCCTAAATTAGAAGTATCCTTGGTCTTTTTTGCGAAAAAGTATTTTCAGCGAACAAGAACACCCGTTCTGTAAATAAAAGTCGTGGTAAATGCCGTAAATGTCTTTCCACTGGACGCTTATTTGAATACCATAGAGCGGACTATTGCCCTGTAAATCAATCAATCGGTATTCGGCGGTAGGTAGGTAAATAACATTTGGGAAATACTCTGTACCGGTATTCAAATTAACGACTAAATCTGTAATTTCGTTGCTTAAGTTGTCGTTCGCACCCGAAGAAGAATTTTGGTTCGTCAATATGCGAGGGATGCCGATAAGTTGAGGTAAAACAGGCACGAGTGTAGTTGTGAATACGAGCGATTGAATAGGGCATAATGTCGCACCTGTGCTATAAGGTTGCTCCATAAAAAATGAATTATACGGTGGTCCTGAACCTATCATATTTCCACTTCCATCTACATTTGCGGGGACATAATTGTTGAGCGACCCTCCTTTTTTGTTAAATACCTTAATCAAATAGTTCGCTTCGTTGTCATTAGAATTAAGAGGATTAGGATTGAATGTGTAATTGTGAATTGCTTGAAAGGATGAGAATAAAATGAAGAGAGGATTGTTAAAATAAACAAAACCTTCTGCGTTGCCTAAAGATAAGCAATCTTGCGTGAAAATGTCTGCTTGAGTGACTAAAGTTGCTTTTGCTGAACCTGCGTCCCATAAAAGATAAGGTTCATTACCAGCGACCCAAGTCACAGGCAGAGTAATAGCACCTGCGGTTGCCTGCGTGACAATATCAGCATAGGCAAGTTTTAGTGCTTCATTAATCATACAAATAAACGCCTGAATATTATTCACCCAGTAATAAGGGTTCGTTGCTTCTTCTAAAGTATTCGGTGAGGCGGAGGGAGGTGCTAAAGTATTGTTCTGTGGCACAAAAATTACTCTCTGTTTCGCAATCAATCTATTAGCAGGAGTAGCAGGAGGATTGTATTCAACACTCACATAATACACCGTGTTATTCCACGGTGCGACACCCACAGTATTCATCAGGTCAATCTGCGGTAAGAACAAAGGCATACTGCCTGCTGTGTCTAAACTAAATCGCACAATACTCAAGAAATAGTCGCTTGGATTGTCTAAAATAGGACTGCTTCTCACCTCGGTAAAGGTAAGGCGATTTGGTTGAGCGGTAGATGAAGTGGTAAAAGCAGGTTGGACTGTATTCACAACATCTAAATCATAATATATTTGCGAAGGTTGCGACATTATTGTTATATATCTTATGCTTATATAAAATATTATGCCTTTAATTTTTAAGTAATAATCCAAATAATATGTTAGGGTGTAATAATCTAAAAAACAAGTAAATAATCAAGACAATTTAGGTTATTACAGTAAAAATAAATTTATTTTTACTGTAATAGTGCTTTTTGGTTATATTATTATGGTAATAATCTATTAGGGGTCGGTAATAATCTAATAAATCAAGTGAGGATAGGTGCGTCAAGTGAGGATAAAAGACAGATTTTATATAAAATGCGTGATTTCATATAAAGTTGCGAGAATTATGACTTTTTGCCTCACTTAAAATGACTTGCCTCACTTAAGGAGCATTAAAAACCTTTGAGTTCAAAACGCGTTGAACTGAGTAAGCGTATGACCCAGCGAAGACAGCGTCAGGAGAGGTGAAAGTAATTACTGGATTGGCATTAGGGAGATTGGTGGTTATAACTTCATTAGGAGGCGTGTTGGCAGTACCAGCAGTTCTTGTTAGACAAGAAAGATACACTTGGTCGCTGGCAATAAGTCCGGGACAAGCGACATTAAGTGCTGTGGCAGCGACCTTGGTTATAACGCCCGATTGAATAACAACCACACCTGTTCCCTGACCCCCAGCGTTGTAGTTAGAAAGACCTGAAGCGGACATAGTAATAAGAAGTTGTTTATAACATAATGAAAGATAAAAATTTCGCCTAAAATCTATTAATTTATAATAGTGACGCCCGCATTTATCCCACCGACAAGAATCCAATCTTCTAAATCTCCACTTGCGACGAATAATTGCGAAGAAAAATTAGCACAAGTGGCGAATGATTTTCCCGCTAAATCGTTCGTCTCTTTGAACTTTGAAGTATTAGGGGTGATTTCAAATTTTACTGGCAAACCAGCAAATTCAGTTCCAGTTATAGTTAAATTACCCGAAATAGCACCACCACCCGTATCAACGGCATCACAAGTTAAGGTCTGCGGTGCTAAATTATCAACTGAAAAATTAAATATAACGACTTGTCCTGATACTAAATTAGTAGGGGATTGTGTCACATCTGCCGTAAAATTAACATTAAAATTACCGCTATTCAACCAATCCATTTCATCGCTTTCTATTAATGCTACTGTCTGTGCCTGATTAAACATCGTCATAGTCCCTGTATTTGGAGTTTGTTGCGGGAATTGTGCTGTATTTTCTAAATATATTTGACCGCTAATTCCTGTGACTGTTAAATCTGCTGGTGCGGTGAATGTAAAAAAAGTAATACCATTCTGGACAGTCGTATCTACAAGTGTTCCCGCTGTTGAAGGTGTGTTCTTGACTTGTGAGTTGTATGCGTGAAATGTTCTATCTGCGACTACAATACAAGTGTCGTTTGCTGTTGCTGGTTTTTGTATCTGTGCGATATATCCTGTTGAATTATCCTGACTATCTCTAAATATAGTTGCCGAAGAACCACCGCCACTCGCTTTCCATTCAAGTCCCGAAGGTTCGTTTGAATTCGCAGTCAAGACATAATCATTTGCTCCTACTGGTAAAATGACCCCTGCGACTGGTTGCCCTCCCACTTGAACTCCACCACCAACTACAAGGTCGCCCTTTGCTGTAAAATCAATCGCAACCTTACTCGCTGTTCCATCAGCATATTCGGTGAGTGGTGCGAGTGCTGTGACTGTGCCTGAACCGCCAGCATTTATCCAAGCAGGGACACCACCAGCGACACCTAATATTTGCCCTGCTTGCGGAGCATTCGTTAATGCCCCCACTTTTGCCACACCCGTTCCATAAGGTATTTCACCAACAATAGCGTTTGAAAAATTAATACTGATTTTGCTATTTGGAGCGGGGTCTGCGTCTTCAATTATCGGTAAGTTTGCTGTTATGAGACCTGACCCACCCGCATCTTGCCACGCAGGGATGCCACCAGCAACACCTAAAATCTGTCCTGCGTTGCCTATATTTAGTAACTGGTCTGCGAAATCGGGTGCTTGCCCTCCATATATCAATTGTCCCTCTTGTGTAAATTCTGTGCCTCCACCGCCCGGAATTAAATCCGCAAATAATTTACCAGTTGCCGAGTTAATAATAGAACTTGCCGACATTTCTAAATATTCGTATTTTTGTTTCTTTATATGTATCAAGAAAAAAAGATTATTTACTTAAATTATAAAAGCAACTCCGCCATTTATCGCCCCTGTCGCAACCCAATCATTTAAATCTCCACTTGCGACGAATTTTTGTGAAGAAAAATTTTCACAGGTGGCAGAAGTGAGCGGTGCTGGGTTTCCGTTCCATCTAAATTTCGCAGGAGGAGCGAGCGTAAAGGTTGCTGGTATATCTTGATATTCATCTCCATTAACAGTTATATTTCCAGAAAAATTACCACCACCCGTATCAATTAATTCAACGGTCGGTGTTATTCCTTGGACGGTTAATAATTGAAAAACAAATGTATATGTTGTTCCACCTATCACTTGATATGATTGATTTGGTTGCGAATTGATTGCGAGAAGACCCGAGAAAAATATATTAAATGAAGCAATTTGACTTGTTAATAAAACCTGTGTCGCTCCTGCGTCGCATAATTGACAAGTCGCCGTATCGTTTAATGCTTGCGGGGTTTGGTCGCTTGCTTGTATATAGACATTTGCCGTGAATGAAGTAATAAGAATATCATTAGGAGGCGTCCAAGTGAAAAAAACTTGAATGGGATTTGCGATGACATCAACAGGAGTACCCGTTGTTGAAGGTTGATTTTTTATCTGTTGATTGTATGTATGATATGTTCTATTTGATATTATGACACAAGTATCGTTTGCGGTCTGCGGTGCTGTTATGAGAAGAGGTGTATTATCAATATCATTTTTAAATATAATCGGTGAAGAACCTGAACCTGATGCTTTCCATTCTAACCCTGACGGTGTTCCTGAATTCGCAGTTAGGACTGTATCGTTTGCCCCTACTGGTAAAATGACCCCTGCGATTGGTTCTCCTCCCACTTGAACGCCACCACCAACTACAAGGTCTCCCTTTGCCGTAAAATCAATCGCAATATTGCTCGCATTCGCGACTGCGTATTCTGTGAGTGGTGCGAGTGCTGTGATTGTGCCTGAACCTCCTGCGTTTATCCATTCAGGGACACCATTCGCAACTCCTAATACCTGCCCTGCCTGCGAAGCATTCGTTAATGTTCCTATTTTTGCCTGACCCGTTCCATAGGGGATTTCACCAACATTCGCGGAGAAATTAATACTGATTTTACTACTTGTTGGTTGAGCGGGAGGAGGGGGGTCTGCTTCTTCAATCAGGGGTAAGTTTGCCGTTATGAGACCTGACCCACCCGCATCTTGCCACGCGGGGACACCACCAGCAACACTTAAAACCTGTCCTGCGTTGCCTATATTTAGTAACTGGTCTGCGAAAGCGGGTGCTTGACCTCCATATATGATTTGCCCCTCTTGTGTAAAGTCCGTACCTCCACCACCCGGAATTAAATTCGCAAATAATTTACCAGTTGCCGAGTTAATAATAGAACTGACAGACATTTTATCTAAATATTCGTTTGATATATATCAAGAAGATTATTTTCATATATATCTATTCACCACAGTTTTAATGAGAAGATAAACAGCAATATCGCAAATATTAGGCAGAACATAGTAAAATACACCACTAACGATTGTGTAAAGCATTTATACTATACAGAGAAAAAAAGTGAGGATGAGTGAGTTAAGTGAGGCAAAAAACCTGATTTTTGTAAAAACACTATAGAAATCGCGTAAAACAGAAAAGTTTGACTTTTTGCCTCACTTGAAATGTCTATCCTCACTTAAAATCGCCTTCGGCGATGTAAGAGCGTCGCAACTTAATTTTGCCGAAGCGATATTAACCGCACCCGTATCACCTGTCGCACCTTGCGGACCCTACCCGATTACATACCGAATCATCACTAAACCTGATGAACCCAGACCAGCAGTTCCTCCATTATAACTACCACCTCCTCCACTTCCAGTATTAGCAAAGGGAGCATCACCACCATTACTACTACCAAAACTACCACCACCACCGCCTATTGTGATGGTTCCTGCTATATCGCTCCCACCAGCACCACCAGTAGCATCACCAGCACCACCACCACCACCACCACCACCACCACCGCCAACCACTCTTACAGTTCCATCAAATAATAAAGAGTATCCCAAACCACCAGTCCCCCCATATTTATATCCATATATAACATCACCACCCACAGTTAATACCCCACCACCACCACCACCAGCACCTTCAGGATTAGCAACTCCACTCCCTCCATTTTTTCCTCCTCCAAATATTTTTTGTGTATATTGGGAAGCAGAAAACTCGCCCGACTGTGCCGAAACCCCCCCTAATCCCCCCATCACCCCACCACCACCACCACCCGAAGAACTCAACCCAACCGAAGGTGTTGTTGGAGTTGTTATTAAATAATTAAGGAAACTTGTATTAGCATCACCTCCGTTATTGCCGTTAGCACCTCCAACCGCACCAGCAGGAGCACCGATAATTGTAAATGGGAAAGGGTCAGGGTTGAAGTAAATGTATGACTGTTGCGACCCGCCTCCCACAACACCAGTTATATTACCTGATGCTGTAATAGGAACAGAATATCCAGCAATCAAACAACCACCACCACCACCACCACCACCAGCATTAGTAGCACCTACCCCGCCATTACCACCTCCGCTGAGAACCACAAAATCAAAAGTCGCCCCTGCGGATACAGCAGTAATGTTTAATGTATATGCTCCTACCGTCGTAAATCTATGAACTCTATATTGAACGCCATTTTCAAAAAAATCACTTTGACTATCTCCGCCCGTTGCTGTTATTGATACGGGTGCTGAACCCGCTGGTCCTGTCGCTCCCGTCGCTCCTGTTGGTCCTGTATCACCCTGCGGACCAGTTGGACCCGTATCACCTTGCGGACCAGTTGGACCAGTATCACCCTGCGGACCAGTTGGACCCGTTGGACCAACTGGACCAACCTTATAAGAAATAAATAGAACCGAATGATTGTTTTGGTTTGTTCCACCAGTCCCAGGGTCGTAAGTACCCGAATTGAGTGATACATCATATTCAATATAAGACCCTGTAAAAATTGTAGGTGGTGCTGTGATAGTCCAATCTTGAAAATTAGAGGAGTTTGATTGGTCTTGAATAACAAATGTATCGCCAGTCGTAAGTTTGTTGAGAAGAACCTCTAAATCGTCGCTTGAATCATCTATAACGGCAACATATATCTTTGTTGCTAAAAGGGTATTTACAGCGTTCCATATGATACGACCACTATTAGGGGGTGGGACGGGAGTTTGCTGATTAATAGTTGTTTTATAGTTGTAAAACGAAGACGACTGACCTGCTTCACCCTGCGGACCTGTTGGACCCGCGTCGCCTTGAGGTCCAGTCGCACCAGTAGCACCAACCGGACCACTCGCCCATTCTAAACCACTCGCCGTAGCGGTATTTGCTTTCAAAAATAAATCATTTGCCCCGACTGGAAGACCTATTGTAGAAGTACCATTACCAGCAAGAATACTGCCTTTGTCGGTTGCCCCCTGTATTCTTAAATCCCCTCCGCTTCCGGGGTTGCTCGGTGTGCCTCCAATAGTTAGGTGACCTCCTATTTGTTCTTGTTGAACTACATTTGTGGTTTGGATTTGTAAAAGGTTCTCTATATTTCCATTACCAGCGTCGTCTCCTGCTATAAGAACCGATGCCAAGGGTGATGGTTGTGCTGGATACGGGTAAGGATTAGGCAATAAATTATCAAAGATTTTGCCGTTGCCACTTGAAATAATACCAGAAGAAGACATCTTATAGTATTATGTTATATTTTTTTTTCGTGTTATTATATAAATCGGCGATTTATAGAATGAGCGTTGATAAAAACACGACTGACCCTAATTTACAATTGCCCGATAAGGCAAAACTGTATGAAATGGCGGGTGCTTCGTATGCTGATAATTTTACAGGCACGGTGGATGGTTTTAGTTTGTTGCGACAGACACCTACCCTAAAGTTTTTTAAAAAAGACGATTATCCTGTTATTGTTGTTGCTGTGAGGGGGACTGCCGACTTCACCGATTTACAAGCGTGGTTGCCCGTTGTTTTAGACAAAATAGTAGGCACACAACGCTACACGCAAGACACACAAGTTCTTACCGAGTTTCAGCAAGATTATTTACCGACGCAATATTATTATTACGCGACAGGACATTCTCTCGCAGGAGTGATTATAGACGAATGGTTAAAGAGAGGACTAATCTTATCGGCAAGAACTTACAATCCTGCGATACAGGAGCAGGACAACAACAATACGGAGATTGATAATTATCGCGTCTATGCGACAGGCGACCCCTTATATAAAATGTTCGGTCAGCGTTCGCTTGCGAGCGGGACAAGGGGCGAAGTGCGAAAATCAAATCAACCTTTCGGTTGGGACCAAGCAAAGCAATTTGCCCTTTCACCTATTTATTGGTTCGGCAAGGATATATTACGAGAACACACTTGGCGAAATCCTGTTTTTCAAGGCGGTTTTTCTCGGTCTATAAGGAGGCAGGAGCGTTGATTTTAAGTGAGGATGAGTGAGTTAAGTGAGGATAAAAGTCAAACTTTTTGATTTTGCTATAGAAATCGCCCTTTCGCGTGAAAAATAGGTTTTTTGCCTCACTTAAAATGTCTATCCTCACTTAAAAAATATAAATTGAAAATTGAAAACCTATATCTTACTTTTGTAGTTCAACAACAGCAAGATAGAATGAGCGAATACAACGAAGAAAAACAACAAATGGCGGACTTACTCTCTGCCCTTTTTAAAACTTTAGCAGGCAACTCAACCAGCGGGACTGAAAAATGTTTTACCTGTGGAGAAAGAATGGACGAAGAGGAGGTTGAAGATAATAATGACTGGTGTGAGAAATGTCGCAAAAAAAATGAGTGGCGTTGCTTTGAGTGCGACGAAATACAAAAAAATAGAAAATATTGCGAAGATAGTTATGGTAAAAGTGTCTGTAAGGATTGTCGTAAAGGATTGAGAAAAGACGATTATCATTTCTTCTAATCATATCTCTCTTGTTATGAGATACTCTGTTATTATTTAAAACGCCGTCCTTGAACTAATTGCGTTAGACGCAATCGCATCGTAGGACAATCCAGTTTCATCCTTAATCTCCTTTATCCAATCGTGAAAATCTGTCAGCGACATATTCTCACGAAGATTTGCTTTTATCCACAGCGTCGCAAACGCACCGCAAGTCGCAACAGGCGAAGTTTTGCTTTGATATGCGACATTATTGTATTGAAGTGTTTTACCCGATTTGCGTAAAAGGATTGACAGGTAAGGTGTCCCTTGTCCTAACTCTTGATTGCGAGCAGGTGAATTCCAGCGAAGAGGAGCATCAATTTTACTGCCGTAAGAGCAAAAGAAGCATATTGTATCTTTGCCGTTGTTGATGTACCGGTTTATAACGACCCAGTGACCGTTGTTAAAAGCGTGTTCGTATAACAAGAAAAAATATGATTTTGGCGAAGGCAAAAGTTCTTCAATATTCTCTACATCGGCAAGTTCGCTATATTTCAATATCTTCGCATTTGGTAGATATTTGCGAATATTATTATCTCCCATAGGAGTTTCACTAACTTTTTTTACTTCTGCGTTTTGTTCGCCAGCGACTTTTTGAATGATTTTCTTCGCAATCCGCACTTCTCGTGCCTCTTCTTCGTCGGTCTGTGCGAGGCGACCCCCTTGCTTCGCGACGAACGGTTTTAGATTTTTTTCACCACGGATTTCCTGTTTTTCGCGAACTTGAAGACGCAAGTTTTCGGGGTCTATCTCGCTGGCGGTTAGGGGTGTATCTTTACTTACCCTTTTGGTCGGGCGATAAACAGGATAATCCTGATTGCCGACATCTTTCCACTCCTCCTTGAACCAACGGGCAAGAGGTCTGCCATTATTGTCCTTGAACTTACCGCCGAGTTCCTTGTATCGTTTCACGACTGCTCCGCTACGATATGCCGACGGTTTTTTATAACGAGGATATACTTCCGCTTTTGCTTGTTCGTAAAGTTTCTTGTTAAGGGGTACTGCCCCTCCGCTGTATCCATTTCCGTCTAATGGTGGAGCATTTCCTAACCAAAAAGGGTCATTAGGGGGGGGCAACCAAGCAGGAGGAGGGGGTAAAGGGCGTTGGTTGGGATGGTGACGATAAAATGCTTCTTGTATTTCTCGTCGGCGTTTTAGGTCTGCGTCTTCTTGTTTTTCTCCACCTCTTTTACCTCCTTCGCCAGCACAAATTTTACACGCCTCTTTGCGTTTTCTTTCTTCCTCTTTTTGTTCGGGTGTTTTAAAAAAATCGCTGACCGTATCGCCTACCAAGTTCGCACCCTCTTTTACCGCTCCACTTATTAATTCACCCCAGTCAAAACCGCCATCTTTTCTACTACCGTCCCACAATATATTTATTGCGAGCGAGTTCGGCGAATATCGGTCTTTCGCCCAGTCGCCTTTGATTTTTCTCGCCCTTGCGAGATATTGTTTTCGTTTCTTTTCGGCAATTGCTGGAAAATGTTGCTTATAAATAATGAAGTCGTTGTTCGTAATACTACCAAATTTCACACCCCGTAATACTAATTTATGCTTACCGTCATCTGCGAGTTTCAAAGAAGAGGCATCTTTATATCCCGCTTTTTTCGCAAATGCTTTCGCTTGTTTCAAATATTCGGGTTCGCCTGTTGCTTCTTCAACATCAAACTTATCCTCTGCTTGCTTTACAATCGCCTCTGCGTCCTCTTTTGAACCTTGGTCTATTGCGTCGTCATCCTCGCCCTCAATCTTTACGCCTCCAACTCCGTTAGACGCGAATAATCTATAAAAATCGTTGTCATCAAAACCTCCTATCATTCCACCTTTCAAATCTGTCTCGTCTGTATTCGCATACAACGCCTTCAACTGTGCTTTTGCTCGTGCTAAAGATAAGGGGTCGTTGCTATGCGAACGGTCAGTACCCTTGGTAAAAACCTTCCAACCCTTTTGAACTTTACGGATTTCATACGGCATTTTCTTCGTTATATACTTTAACGAGATTTTTTTTAGGAGCAAATAATCCTGTCTTCGGTCGTTCTATTAAATACATTCCGTATTCACCTTTCGGTTCTTCTCGCTCTTCTATAGGTAAGCGTTTCCAGTCAATATCTTTGAACGGCAAAAAATTAACGGAGTGATGAATTCGTCCAAAGCGAGTAATCAAATGTGTAATATCGGGATGTTGTTCTAATAAACTTTGTGCTTTCAAAAGTGCGTAATCCTCAACGCTATAAATAGAACTCGTATTGCCTCCTTTGCTCCACATCGTCGTTTCTTTATTCGCTGGGAATACATTAAATAATGCCGTGCCTAATCCTGCTTTGAGAACACGGCAAGATAAATCAACATCTTCGTTATATTTGCCTCGCCACATTTCGTCCCATCCACAAAGAGACGGTAAATCATTTGACAAAAGAATAGACGAATAAATGCGTGTATTTTTGATAATTGGACCGAGACGAGTATTTGTCGGGATTACAAACATTCTATAATTATGACCCGCCATTTTGATATTTTGATAAGTGTCTATATAATCTTCAATAAACCGAAAAACAAATGACCCCTTTGCGATTACGCGTTCGCTACGAAACATTCGTTCATAATGACTGATATTATCGTCCAAAATCCAATGGCGTCTATGTCCTTCTGCTGTGCTATGTCTCCAAACAAAATTGCGAGCAGGGATGCCTCCTTGCCCTTTATTCAAGTATTCATCAGGTAAAATGAGGATGTTGCTCGGGTCAATTCCCGATGCGATATATTGTTCTCGTTCTTGAGGTTCTATCACAATACGGTAAGGTATATTCGCCCATTCTAAATATCGGGTGGTCTGCCTTTTCTCCCACCTGCCTTTGCTTATAATATAAATTGGATACTTCGGCGGTGGATTATCATTTGTCGTCCAAACACTATTATCCCAGTTTTGAGAATATTCATCAGGGCGTTTTGGATAAATAATACCTCTTGTTCGTTCTGTTATTTTCTGTGGTGCGAGGATTTGGTTGATGATTTTTAAGCGTCCGGATGTGCGGGCAACTTGAACTTCTATAAGCGGTTGCGTCCGTAATTCTTGTCGTATCTCCCATCTCGGCATCGTTTCATCCCAGCATAAATCTTCTGCGTATCCTTTTTTTATAGGAGGCAGTAATTTCCCTAAAAGGTCTTCGGGGATTATTGCTTCGGGGAATTGTGTTTTAATCAAGGCAACAATTCCGTTCAGTTGCTCTTGTGTGAGTGTGCGAATAGACAGTAATTTACCGTCCTTGTCTATGATGATTTTATTAGGCATATCGTATAAATCGCAGATTTATATAATAGTATATGGATAATAATTTAAGTAGTTCCAACGGACTATTTCGTATAAATGTAATCCTTCTGTTGTTCTGTGCTATGTCCCATTTTGATTGCGTCCTCCTTTTGTTCTTCACTTACCTTGCCGTATTTGTCTGTCAGGTAAGCGTGCCTTAATTTGCTTGACCCTGTGCCTTTACCTAACGCCGAGTTCAATATGCGTGTGATTGCGTTAAGTTGTGAAACAGGTTCGCCATCCGCATACACTAAAAATTTGACAACGGACATATCTTTCGGCATCTTACCATTTTTCAAAAGGGGATGATGCTTAAAGTAGATTGACAATACTTTCCGTAGTTCAGCATCAACAGGTTCGGTGTGCGTACCATATGTTTTATCTGTTTTGTATTTATGAAAAATGAATTCTTGGGGGTCTTTGAGGGTAATATAATTTCTATCTGCTGACAGTTCGGGGCGGTTCTTTTCAATAATGTAAGCGTTTAGATAATCGCCGTTGCGACGAGGTGCTTGAAGTGTATAGAGTGAAACGACGACATAGCGAAGCAAGGTCTCATATTGCGTCGGCGTCAATTGCTTCGCATCGGCAAATGAGGCAACCTGATTACCAAGCGTATTTCTCTTTTCAGTAATTTCATCCCATTTCGGCAAGGTCTCGGGGTCGTGCTTAATCTCCTTCACCTCCTTATTTTTTGAGAGCATAATGTCGTAGTATTTTGAATAAAGTTTTTTATGCTTTGGACCTTCGCCACCGATATTCAAAGCACTCACAACAGCAATATAAAAATTGCGTTGGGTTGTCGGTGCGTATTCTTTCAATTTTTCGGCGATGACTTCCGGTTTATCAAGAAACTTGAAGTTCTGTAGCGGTTGTCCGTCGTTCAATCTTCGCAGATTAGAAAAATAGAGTTTTTGCGACGATGCGGATATTGCGTTGTCTGTAAATCTCTCGGCGAGCGTTTTCTCAAAGGGCGTAGATGTCATACTTCGTAAATGTTATATATAATGATTATATAATATTTAAGATGATTTTTCCTAAAATAATCTATTTCATTTTGATTTCATCTTGCGATATACTCGCCAGCGAGTATCGCCGAGAGATTTGACTTAATCACATTCTCCGCCATATTCAATAACTTCTTCATCACTCAACGAATGAGTGCTTGCCTGACTTGCGTCTGCGTCGTAGGCATAGTAATACAGCGACTTATAACCATCAATCGTCTTAACTGATATATCGTTAAAACGAACAGCGTTCATCATCGCTCTTGCGTCAAGACGACTGTCTGTGTCTGTATTGTAAGCACGCAACACAAAACTCGTCTTGTGCGTGTGCGTCTGTCGCCATACATCTTTTTCTTCTTTTGTCATTTTTTCAGGCATAGACACCTTCGTAAAGTTCTTTTCAAACCATACTTTAAACAGATTATTCTCTTCAACATACTCATCAACAGCATCGCGACTGTATTGAGGCATCTCAATCGTAGTAATGTCTTTGAACTGAAAAGCAGTACCGATTAGTGTAAGCATAAAGGTCTTGATGAACTCCTTGTCATCCTTCAAGTCCTTCAGGCGAGTATCAAGCAATTTCTCATTTTTATTAAGAGGATTTGGGTTTGCTTTGAACTCGCTCAAGAAGGGGTGAATACTCAATCGTCGTAAAATACCTTTGTCAAGTTTCTTGATGTCAGGTTTGTTATTACACGACAAGAAGGTAGTGAATAAGGGGTCAAATTCCTTGTTGTTCTTGTGTAGCAACCTTGCCGATATTCTATCTCTGCCTGTAATCATTTTTACAAAATCAACATTCAAATTAGAAGATTTTTCATCTGCGTTCGGTTCGCTGACAAGCACTATCCTCACACCTTCGCACATCGCAAGACACGAGTTCGCGACACCGCCCTTATACACAGTCGTCAAGAAGGTCTGTTCTGCGTTCAATACATATTGTCCTCCTCCTGTCGTCAGGTAAGAGCATACAATACCTTTGCCGTTGCCTCCTGTGCCTGTGAATAGATACAACATCTCAAATCGGTTCGTGAATAGTGCTAAACTCAAGCATTTCAAGAAATAATCCTTTTGCGAAACATTAGGAAATATGTCATTCATTATTTTTTCAAGGAGTTTTGCCTTTTCAGGATTGATTTTCGCATCACCGATGTCATAACCGCACGATTTACTGATATAATCATCAGGTCGCATCTTGCGAAACTCGTTCGTCGTGTAGTCATACACCTTGTCGTTGAATGCGAGGAGGTTCGTGTTCGCATCAATCTTCGCATCAAAATCAGGCACGCAACAAAGGTCTTTCAAGTAAGCGATAATCGCCTTCGTGTGTCTGCTGTTGCCTATATTGCGATACAGGTCAAATAACGCTTGACTTCTTTCTTTTGACTTTTTCTCTTCAGGATTTAGATTTTTACGCTGGTCTTCAAATATCTCACGCAAGGTAGAAGTGATACACATATCTATACTCGCAGGAGGACACTTGTCAAGTTCGTTGTAGTAGCGATTGTTGTTGTCAATCTCCCACCAATACGATTTTTTACTGTAAAAGTAACGATTCGGTTTTGCGTTGTAAAACAGTATCGCAAAATCAACATCAGCGAACCCTCTATCAAGAATGTTGTAGAAGTCGTTGCGTGATTGACACAGTTCATTAAATAACAAGCGATTATCTTGCTTTAACCAGAACCATAATGTAGCAATCTTCAATTTGCCTTGCTTGACTATCCTGTCATAAGTCGCCTTGTTGTCATTTTTGTTGTATCCTGCCTTTGTCGCACAAATGTCGTCATATAACTTGTAATCTATGCCTTCTTCTTTGATAATACAAGTCATCTTGAACCAGTCCTCGTAGGTCGTGTATCTTGTATCACTCAATCCTTTCAGTAGAGCAATAATCGTTTCACGCTGTTCGTTGTTGCTTACAGCACTTGCGACAGCAACAGGAGCAGGAGCAGGAGCAGGCGACGCAGGAGCAGGCACACGCACAGGCACAGGCATAGGAGCAGGAGCAGGCACAGCAGGCGTTCTTGCGAGTGTATCCTTTGAAATGAACTGAATGAGGTTGTCTTCAAGCGTGCCTTTCACAATACGAGAAACCCGTTCTTTTTGTTGAGGTATTTTGAATGCGTTAGGACACCTCACCTTGCCATTCTTGCGATATACTGCTGTATCAAGATGTAATTTTCCTTCAATTTTTTTTGCCGACACCTGAATTACACCTTCAAGGAGTTCGTTCAGTTTCGGTAAAATCTGTGTAATCGCATATTCGCGACACGCCTTACAACTTTCTATCTTTTTGTCAAATATCAAAGTGAAACTGATTTTGTGTGTTATTTTCTTTTCATTCGTCGCCTTATCAATACTCAACGCTTCGTAGTGCGACGCATTTCGCACACCTATCAGGTCTTCAAGTTCATACTGTTTCATCACTTCTTCACACGCACAGAACCTCTCTTCAATATCAGCAATCAACTTGTCAAATTGCGAACGAGGCATCTCTTTTGCTGTTTCGCCATCAATATCAATAAAGGGGCGAATAGGTGTATTGTCAAGCAACACCTCATAATATTCAGTCGGCGACATCAATTCTTCTAAAGTCACATCTTCATACAGAGCAACAGTATCAATATTCGTGTAAAGTCCTTGAATGACTTTCACAGTAGGAGCAGAAGCGACAGACATATAAGTAGGTTTTATACTTATAGTAGAGATTATTTCTTTAAGTAGTTTTTATGTAAATAATCTAAATCAATTTTTTTTCAATTTATATTTTTAATGCCTAAATATTTTAGTATTAGTCATTAAAATCCGTCATTCATCGCCGACAACCGAACAACAGGAGGGGGTGGCAGAAGTAGGGGGTAATTTCCCCAATTCTTCTAAAGAGAATAATTTGTCTAAAGTTTTGATGGTATCCGTTAGTTGCTTTTGTCGGTTCTTTTCTTCAACCGCCCGAAGATGATGAACCCCTTTGTTATGATGATATTTATTAAAGTAGGTGTATTTACCAAAGCAAATCGGGCAAGTAATAGAACCGAGTTCTTGCTTCTTCGCATAAAATCGGTCGTAGTATTGCCGTCGCTTGTATGGGTCAAGTTGAGACGGATAAATCTTTCGTTCCGCCGTCTCCGTCGTCTGTGTGCTGGTTTCCATCCTTTTCTTTAAGTATAGAAATAACTTTAAGTTGTTTTCGCAGTATTTTATTATATAGAGAAAATATAAGTATTAAAATGACTTACAGAAGTCGGGAAGAAGGACAATTTTAAGTGAGGATGAGTGTGCCAAGTGAGGATAAAAACCTATTTTTTGAAAAACGCTATAGAAAAACGCCCTTTCGCGAAAAAAACGGTTTTTTGCCTCACTTAAAATGTTTATCCTCACTTAATTTTGCCGAAGGCGAAACCGACTAATCAACGCTATTTTTTTGAAAACCAAACCATTCGTAATGACATTTTCTCCCTGTCTTGATATTCTCCCAGCAAGTAGGACAGACGACAGTTTCGTCGGTAGGGGCAAACGCCTTACCGAACGGTTTCAGCGTCTCCTCGCAGTTGTCGCAATATTTCTGCCTTTGTAATTTTTGTAGTTTTTTATTGGTTATTCTTGATGAAACGAAACCTATGAGTTGAACGAACGACATATCGCTTTTTGTGCTGTATCTATTGATAATCAACAAAGGAGTATAATCATTTCAATTTTTTTTATATTAGTATTTTAAATATGCCGAAAACCGAAATCGCTTATGTGCCTGAACTTGAAACCTTGTTGAAACACCAAGGAGAACAAGCAGAGAGTTATAGTATTTTACATAACCTCGCTTATGAGAAATACCAATTTAGAAGCAATATCATCAATATCCCTGTAATTGTATTGTCGTCGGTGATTGGATTGCTTACAGGTATGAATATCCAAAATGACGATATGTTTATTATTTTGAGTACCGGTTCTATTTTTGTAAGTGTTATTAAGAGTATTGACAGTTATTTTCAATTACAAAAGAGGGCGGAAGGACACCGTATCTGTTCGCTTCAATTTTCACAAATCTTCAAGAAAATCCAAATAGAGTTGTCGCTTCATAAAGATATGCGAAGCAATCCAAAGGATATGCTTGCGTTGATAAAGACCGATTTAAAGAACTTATTTGATATTGCCCCTTTGCTTGACGAGGATATTATAGCGAAATATAAGGGGAAATATAAAACCGAAGTGAAAGACGGACCAAGTATCCCGAGTGTCTGTAATGGACTAACTTCTATTGTTGTCGCAGGAAGCGATTATGACCCATATAAAACGCAGAAGATTTACTATGACCCTGATATAGACAATCCTGCTTTGAACCCGCCGAAAGAGGACGGTGTTATTATGTCGGTGAAACCCCTTGGTAGTAATGAATGGGAAAATATACGCGTAAGCGATGCGGTAGATGTCGTGGAAGTACCCGACACCGCTGGGGCGGGGAGCGGTGGAGTATCCGTCTAATCGCTGTCATCACCACCCGCACCAACAAACCACATACTTTTTTCAGTCATACATATTTGCGGATAATTCTTGAAAATACAACACCAACGAGACGGCAATCTTTTAATACCAGCAATCTCTTCTTTACTTAAACCAATATACTCTTGAAGGAGGTAATTTACACCCCTAACAGAACCGGAATGTGGAAAATAAACGACAATATGACTTTCATTTAAAATGCGTCGTGTTTCTCCTTTATTCGTAGGAAGATGGTTCGTATTAATACAAGTTGTTTTGGTATGTCGCCCCGTTTCAAGAATAGAGTTCAATATTTTATATACTGCTTCTCGGTGCTTTTTATCGCTGATGACATCAATATCATCAAATACGCAACAAGAGTTCTTTACATCGTCAATCTCAAGAGGGTCAGCAATCAAATTTGGACCAATTTTGATGCGTTTCACACCGTCAATTTTATCAAGAGTTTCATCTTCTTTTAGGGCGGAAAAAATGTAAATTGGATTTTTTGGATATTTTTTCTTGTATTGCTCCAAATAACCAGCAGTAAAAGTTGTTTTACCTGAACCTGACGGTCCCGTAATATATAAAATATCACGCTCCTTCTTGCTGTCAGGAACAACTTGGAATTTTGCGTCTTCAGGCAAAGTTATATTACAGAATGTTTTATCGGTTTGCGGATTTACCTCGCCGTGTGGTGCGACGCTGATTACTCTCTTGTCTAATTTACCACCCATAATTTTAGCAAGAGGTCGCCCAATATTCGCAACATTAAATTCGTTCATATCCTCGTATTTGGTATAATATACGATGATATAAAATAATCCGCGTGATTACGGCAATACAGATTTGTTTTGAGCGACCCAAGATTTCGCTCGTTTGTTAATATCACTATCAAGTGCTTTGATTGCCTTATCAATTTCATTCTCGGTTCGTAAAGGTCGCCCAATCGTATTGCTT